TGCTACCGAGGCATTAGTAGGGATGTTAAAGGCGATAGCGGTTGACTTGTTCATGATCTCTAAGACCTGATAAGCGTCAGATATTGTCGCCGTATAATCGACTGTGTTAGCTGCGCCGACAGTAAAGGCTACTAGGCCGTTATAGTCTGCGGCCGTAAAGATGTCGCCTGTTGTCGCTGGAAAGCCTTCTGCCATGATTTTCTCCTAGTATCCCATGATGGATTGTCCGATTATACCGTAAGTCGATGATCCGATAATGAATCCTTCGACTATAGGCTCAAGTGTTGTAACTGTGCATTTCATTGAATTAGGGGTGATGTCCCATGCTAAGCCTTGAACCTGTAAAGTCTTGACGATTGTCGAGCCATCTGGCTGGACATTGGTGATCTTTACATTGTCAAAGTAATCAAGGCCGATCATTGTGTCGGTTGGTACTGCCGTATCAAGTAGATCGACAGTCATGGCATCGATGCGGATAGTTGTCTCAGCTCTTGTCGCTACATAAATCTTGGCGATATCTAAGACTTGAGCATCTGTCTGAGGGATCATGTCTGTGACTGTTGTGCCATGAGGGAAATACCGAGCTGATGAATCGACGTTTACTGCAGTTTGTGCCGTGCCACCGATACGGGTCATGCTGGCCTGATTGATGATGAGCTTGTCATCAAAGGCATAACGAAGGTCTGAATAAGGAATACCTGTAGTCTGGTTAAACTCGATAGGCGCAGTAGCGAGGGAACTCACAACATCGTTCCGATCCTTGAATTCAGCCGTTCCATCCGTACGAATAAAGAATGCGCCCTGTTCTGCGAATTCCGCCGCCTTAAGAGCTGCTAGTGATGATCGAGATGTCCCCGGGTCTGCCTGGACTGTCGTCGATCCTGTGTCAGTAATTCTCATCGATGTTGGGAATGAGACTTGATCTAAAATCTTAGTGATGCGTGTGCCTGTCGTCTGGCCTGCCGTTGCATCGGTAACTGTGGAGACGTTAGCCATCTGGAATAGACGGAATGCATCTGAGCAGACGATATCGACATAGCCGATCTCCTGGCCTGTTGGATAGTAATACTTGTAAGAATCAACATAGCCTGAAAATAGAAAGTGCTGAGTCGTGGCAGTAGTAGCTGCTACACGAATCTTGCGAAGTGGAGTCAGATAGCCAAAATAGGGACTAGACACGTTCTGAGGGTTGAAGTATGAGTCTGGGTCTAAAACTCGAACTGTGCAGTTACCAGTCTCGTAGGTATCGCGCATGATGTTACGGCCACGGCTTATTTTGATAGATCGAGTAACGCTACTGAGATCGACTACTGGATCAGGCACTTCTGTGGCGGCGAATTGAGACACGCCAATAACGCCGTTGATTGGGTCGCCAATAGTAAACGGATAGCCGAATGTAGCGCCTTGGCTAAAGTCGAACGATACCGAAATAGTGGCAGGAAGACTCATAATGCAATAGCGCCCTTAGCGCCGAAGCGGTTCGTCGATGCGAATGTGCCAGATAGTGAATCGTTTACTTGCTTCTGAGTAATTGCTCCAGTTACTACATCGCCATCAAGGTAAACCTCAACATTGACTGCCGCTTGATTAGCGCCTTGAAATGAATTGACTGCTGCCATCAATTCCATCTGAGCATCTGAAAATGTCGAAGATGGGGCTACTGGCGCATTCTGTAACTGTGCTACTGATACGCCAAGAGATGCCGCGGTATACGTGAGTAAGTCTTGAGGAAGTGTCCAGTTGCGGTAAGGGTTAGGAGCTTCTGGAGTCGTAAGCAATAATTGACGTAGTTCATTCTGGCGCTTTGTCGCCGCTTCTAACTGATCGGATAATTGTGTAGCAAGGGTCGCATTGCCTTCAAGGATAGCCTTTTGCAATAGCAAAGATAGACGATCGGTCTCGCTGATCTTGCCCTTAAGAGCTGCTTCAATACCAATGGCTTCTAGATTAAGAGTCTTTGATGCCTTTTGTAAGGCTAGTGACTTCTTATTGGTCTCAAGGGTTTTCTTCTGAAGCGCTGCTAATTCTCGCTGGCGCTTGGCTGCGTCGTTTTCGGCTTTTCTACGAGCCGCTATCTGTGCCGAAGTCTCATAAATACCCATAGGTTGTGAACCTAGATACCCCATCGATGGCGCATTGCGTCTCAACTTTGCTGCTTTCTCAGCAGCTTCAATGGCGGCTAGGGCATTCTTCTCGTAATCATCGAACGGGTTAAAACTAGCCAGGATGGCTCGATCGCTAGTCAGGACGTATAACTTACGGAATCCAAATACTACTGCTGAGACTGTATCCGCAATCTTTGTGGCAAGAGTATCGATCTGGTTTACGAATTGTGTTGTGTCTCCTGCGGCAAATACCGAGACCAAGGAATCGACTAGCGCTCCGCCAATCTTTTCGCTTGCCTCGCCTGCTGCGGTTGTAATGAGCTGCAACTTGCCAGCGTAGGTAGTCAGATATTCTGCGTTAGCGCCAGAAAATTGCTTGTTTAGTCGATCTTGAACATCTGCGAACTTCATAGTCTTGAGTTCGGCTTGAGATAGTCCTAGTGAATACTTGCGAAGCCCACGAGTCTGCCCTACATATGCGGCGCTCAAATCTGAAACAACTGTTTCGTAATCAACGCCAGACCCGGCGGCGATGTCGGTCGCCTGGGTAAGTAATTCTTGAGCTTTAGCGACTGAGCCAGTAGTCTGCAATAAGCGTTGCATCGCTGGACGTAATTGATCGTCGGCAACGCCAGACATTCTGGAAAGATCGGAAATAAATCGCTCGATGCGTGGAGACTCGAATTCTAGACCAAGATTTTTAACTGCTATTGCTAAACGATTGGCAGCCTTCTCGTCCTCGATAAAAGCCATTGACGCGTTCTTGGCAAACTTGAGAAGTTGCTGGGCTCCAAATACTGCAACAAGGCTTTTACCTAGTCGCTTTACTCCTTTATCAAGAGCGCTAACACTTTTACTTGTGTCGCCAAGTGCTTTCTTGCCTTTATTCTCGACGACAATCGGAATCCGTAGCTCAGCCATTGTTATTGCCTTTCGCGTTAAACTTTGCGGCGGCCTTCTCTAGGGCTCGGATTACTCCGACCTTGGCCTTGCCTTGATCTTGATCGTAAGCCTTGAACATCGCACGGCCTTGCATCTTGTTACGGCCAGCAAATGAACCTTGGAATCTTGGTGAGAAGTTGCCAGTCATTCCAGACTTGCGTCCGGCGGTCTCAACGATCGCACCTGCTGCAGTTTTATTGTGAATCGATACTGACTGCACCCATCCCTGGCGATTAGGCTTAGTAGGCGTGAGCTTGTAGCCAATTCCTCGACGAGCCTCGGCGGCATCGTACATCGGGAACTTGGCAGTCTTTACTTCATGCTTTACGAATCCAGATGGAGCCTCTGCGTTAGATGGTAGAAATCCTCTAGCCTTCTTTACTACTGGCTTAAGAAATCCGACCATTTCATCGCGAGTCTCTTTGTCTAGATCAGGCGAGAACTGCTTAAGAGCCTTGCGAAGCGCATTAGCGCCTTTTAGCTCTGTAGGCATCTGCCTGCTCCTTTGCTCTATCCTTCAGCGCTTTAAGTAGCATCTGAAGCATCGATGAATCTAGATCGATTAAAGATTGTGGAGGGATAGCCGTCTCAATGCTCAATCGAGCGATGAGATAGTGGATGCTATCCCTGCCTAGGCCAAAGGGTCAGACTCAGCAACCTCTACACTCTTGAGAGTTTCGAGAAAGTCTGCGCCGAATGGCTTGACTGTGACTCCACTTAGTCGAAGGCCTTCCCATGCAAGCCAATAGACATCTGATTGCTTTTCATCATCGCGGAACGCTTTGTGAAATCCCTTTTTAGCATATAGCTCGAACGCGTACTCAAGTCGAGGAGTGATCTCGATCTCGGTGACTGTGTTGTCTGCCATCGTGACTATTAACTTTGCCATGCTATGCCCCTTTGTTTAGTTTCTTAGAATGTGCCTGTTGTGGCAACTGCTACTGTACCAGAGACGTTGAATGTCAATGATTGAGTACCGAGGTCGCCAACTGCGCCGTTGATATCGGTTGTGCCGTTGATCAAGCAAGTCATTGTGTAGAGAGGGTTAGTCGCAGATACTGCGGTTCCCTTTTCCTGGAGTAGAACAACTGTGACGTTGGTTCCCCATGCAGCCTGAAGGGTCGCAAGGACGTTCGCTGATGCGGTGTCGTTGAGGAAGTCGATTGTGACAGATGATGCCTCAAGGCCTTTAACGAACTTATGTCCGCCATCGCCCATTGCAGTTACTTCTAGCTCATCAAATGATCGGTTAAGTGTTACTGCGGTAACGTGATCTGAAAGATCGACAGAGTTAACCTTCACGCCGACCTTGTTGTTTAGAAATACAGCCATTTAGGTTATTCCTCGTCTTTCTTAGTAGATGGTTTTGGTGCTGATGGTGCTACCTGCCCGATCTTGATCAGGAAGGCTTCTTGCTCTTTTTCCCACTCGGACATTTTAGCTCCAACTCGTTAGGACTGAGATATTGATATTACAGGTTAATAGATCACCAGACGCGGCATTGAGTACGGCTGGAGCCGATACTTCTGTCACGTTGTAGGTGTAGGCAGATGCAGCGAGCAGGTTGAAAACCCGGACGATGTTATCTTCCATCCCGTTAAGGTTGCCTTCATTATCGAGCAAAGGAACCATGACGGAAATTACGAAATTGGCCATAGGCGAAATAGTTGAATGCCAGCCATTAGATGGGGAAATGTACGGATCAGCAGGTGCGACTATGACGCTATTGGCGATAGGTGTTGCAGGTGGAAATGAAAAAACTGAATACTTTGTGTTATCGGTAAGAGCTGCGGCAATTCCTGCGCGGAGTGTTGATATGGCGGCCATTAGCCCACCATCGATCTCGGATCAAGATAAGGTGCAAGTAATCCACGAACACGCGCTAGAAGGGTATTGCCCATGCGGTAAGGAGAAGGCTGGTAGCCATCGATGGTTACTCCGCCTGAAGATGGAGCCTGGCGAGACTGCCAAATGTCGATCGAAATCATAAGTGCAGCTTCTTGGATTGCCGGGACTGTGGCTGGATCAAGTGCAGTTCCAGCGTTTACTGAGCCATAAGGGTTTAAGTAATGCTTAGGCTGAACTACGCCATTGTTGATGTTGTAACCGATCGTGTGATCGCCTACTTCTGTAAGTGTCTTGCTGCCGTTGAGATGTGACTCATTGTTGTTTACGACGACTGTCTGTCCGACATAAAAAATGTCTTTGATATTTTCTGCAAAATAAAGTTTCGCAGTTGTGGCAGTTGATTCATGTGCGATGTTGAAGAATGTGTTATTCCAGATGAAAGGAAGCAGGACGTTATCTGCAGCGTCGCAGACTTGCTGCAAGACTGCATCAGTATAGAGAGTGCCAACGCCGAGGGCGGTGCGAAGCTCTGCAACTGTTGTGAGTGCCATGCTAATCCTTTCTAAAGACTGGCGGCGGAGAAGGGCACTCCGC